AAATGTTATGGGCACTGGAACGTTGTGTTGTTTGCAACATTCGTATGCCATAAACGCAAGGTCTTCAATGCCGATGCCATTGGCCAGTGAAGATGCCTTTTGTTTGAACTTGCGTTCCCAAGCGACCACCACAAACAAATTGGTTTCTAGTTCGTATGGTTCGCCTTCGTTGGGCGTGATGCGTAGTTGGATTTTCATGTTTCCCTCTGTCCTTTGATTATGGAGATGTAATGTCTCGTGCCCATGTGCCACCAGTAAAGGTAGCCGTCACGGTTGCGAGTTCGCCCACGGTTGAGTTGATAGGCGTAAAGGATTCCAACATTGTGTTTGTAATGGTGTACTCAGGGTTAGACGCCGATTCGGTCGTTCCAGATGGGCTGATGACAAGTGTTGTGTTGCCTTGACCGACCATTGCTGCAAGTGCTGTTTCAACTTCTGCTGTTGCGCCTGTGCCACCGTAGGAAAGGAAAAACTCGATTGTGCATTCGACCGATTGCAAACCACCGACCATGCGAACCCCTGTATCTCCAAACGCCGTTGATTCAAGAGCCGTCTGGCCCACAGTAAGTGTCACTTGGTTAGCGTTGTCGCCAATCTTCGTGTAAGTAGTAGCGCCCTGCGTGATGTTTATCGTTGCATTGCTGAGGAATGTTGTTGTTGCCATTTCTGACCTTTCTAGTTTCGTTTGACTGCGATTGCCACAGTCAAATCGTATGTTGGTATGTCTTGCCCACCGTATGAAGCGTTACCCGGTCGGGCGTCAACTACGGCAATGGAAGAGTTCATGATTGTGTCAACCGTGGTCATCAGGTAGTCACCTGAATCTTGGTTGCCGGGGGGAGCTGCAAGTATGCGCACTGGTATGCGAAAGTCACCGATGTTGTATGTCCATGACGTCATCACTGGTAATTCAATAAAAACAGACATTGGGCGTGCGTTGCGAGGGTCTGTAACTGGTTTCAAACCCAACGCTGTGAGCGCCGTTTTGATTGCGTTCACTGCGTCAACAAGAATTCCAGATGCAGGCATCAGGCCACCTGTGGACGGCCACAACCAATAAGAGACATAATGCGACCCATGGTTGAAGGAATAGGTATTGATGACATGGAATCGAAACTGGCGAAAGAATCTGCCGATCCTCTTTCTCGATACAGGGTTGCTGCATACATGATCGCACCAAGTTTCACATCGGCACCTGGCACTGTTGTCATCGAGTCTGTGTAACCAGCCTCACGACGCTTTCTGAAGCACCAGTTGTTGGTGGCATTGACGCAGACCGTTATGAAGGCCGTGTCGTTAGCAGTAGCCACGTCAATACCTAACCAACTTGTGACATCGGAAGCCTGTATCCACGATACAGACGGTGTGAAGGTCACAGTTCCTGTAGCAACAGAACGCTCTAGGTCGCCGTCAGCGTCTCGGAAAAGAAACTGAAACAGTCGAATGACTTCGTTGTCAAACTCGAAGTCGCCTTCGTCTGACTGTCCGATATATTCGTTGTCTTGCGTTGATAGAACGGTGTGTGTGCCGTTGATGTTATGCCCAGCGCCAGCGATGGTGACAACATCGCCAACTTGGATGCCAGTTTCAACGAAGGTCTGAAGAACCACAACACCGTCTAGGCGTGTGTGAAACGCTAAGTCGTAAGTGGCCATGGTTCTTCAGTTCCTTCTAGTTCGTTGCTTTATGCGAAAGTGAACTTGACGAACTTGCTGGAGTCAATCATGAGTGCTGCAAAGTACCCACGGAACGCCAGTGTGCGTGACAATGTTGATGGTGAATCAATGCTGATTGCACCCTTTTGCTGTTCAAACAGTTCGTAACCAGAAGCATCTCCGATGATGGCTGTGCCACTAGCAAAGTTGCGATCAACAACAACTGACAAGCCGAAAGCGTTGCCGTTCGGCTGTCCCGGTGTGAGATTACCAAATGCGTTCATTGGCCCAACCTGTGGGAACAACGGACGCTTCGACGAATCGCTCAATGCGAGAAGATCCTGCCAAATTCCTGGTGCAAGGAACAAGTGGGTTGGCAAGTTGCCGTTAGAACCCGACAAGATTGTTGCTGCTGCTTCTGCAATTTCGGCAGCCCACACTTCAGGTTTTGCAACGTCTGCTGCTGCAAATGCTTGTGTGACGGTTGCACCAGAAGCCAATTGGTCTGCTGCGTAGTTGTCTGTTGCGTTGGCGTAGATACGGCCCATGTCGTCAAGAACGACGGACAAAATAGCGGGATCACTCCAGTCGATATCGGCTTCGCTGATATTCACATATCCACCAAAAATTTGCTTGGTGACCTGGTTGTTGAAGACGACAAGAGTGCCTTGCGATGGTGACTGTTCAGCAATAGAAGCACCGATGGTTGTGTGCGTGGTTACTTCTGGACGGATGAACACTTTGCCAGCCTGTGGCATTGACTTGACACCAATTGCATCGACCACTGGACGACGACCGATGAAGTTGTTATAGACAGGCCCAAGGACTTGCGTTGGCAATAGACCAGGTGTGTCGTTTGTGACGATGTCGGGTGCAGCTGCACGAAGTGCTTCTGACATTGCACGCCACTGGTCGCCACCTGCAATTGCTGCTGCGATGTATTGAACTGCTGTTGGAATTTCCACAACACGACGAGCCTGTGCGAAAATTGGGGTTGTTGGAATAACGTCGGGCTTGGAGGCTTCGACTGGGGTTTCTTGTGACATGGTTTCCTCCTCGGAAGTGTCGTTGTTGGGGGTTTCGGTTGCTTCTTCTTCAGGTTCGGAAGCAGCGATTTCTGTGATGATGGCATCCTTGAATGCCGGCGATGCAACAAGGCTAATTTCTTCAAGCGATGCTGAAGAAACAATCATTGTTCCGTCTTTCGTGGTTGTGAACTTCAATGGAATTGCTCCAACACTTACGGAGTCGTAAGCGCCTGCCTTCACAAGTTCAATTGCATCATCTGAGGCTCTGGTCTTGGCAAACTTTGCAGTGAACAAAAGTCCTTCTTCTGAATCTGCAAGTTCAGTCACAACGCCACGCAACTGCGTCGAATCGTGATTTTCCAAAAGTTTTGGGTTCTTTGCTTCAAGGTCAAAAGCGCCACGAAGGAAAGAAACCTTTGTGCCGTCTGAAACTGTCGCTGTGACATCCCAAGGTACGGCAACGCCTGTAATGGTGCGTGGCGAATCTTCGCCTGAAGCAGCATCAAGTGTCACTGGTATTGCTTGAAGTCTGATCATGATAATTCTGTCTCCGATGGGGTTGAAACTTCAGGTTCTTTGTACATTTCGGCCATGTCGTTCTGCTCAAGTAGATCGTCAAGGTCAAACTCAACGTGGCGTCCACGGCTCAACACATCATCCATTGAGAGGCGTTGTGTGATTGCTGTGGCGTACATCTGCGCACCAAACAACCAAAGGTCTTGACGAGCCTGTTGTGCGTTCTGGTAGGTCATTGAAGCACCGGGGGTTGGTGCCGAAACGAGATAGGCAGGGACGCTACAGAGGCGTGACAAATCAAGTGCTTGATACTGGCGTTGTTCGCTGTTGACACTCATCGGGTCTTTGTCAAACTCGACGAACTCCACAAAGTTATTGAGTGCGCCGATGACGTTTCCATCACGGCGAGCCTGCGCCCAAGAAGAAGCAAGGTCGCCCAACTCTTCACCTGACATTGTTTCGCCTGCAGAGGTTTGCTGAAGATAGCCAGGCACTGTTTCAATAGTTGCGTATCGGTCGGCTGCTTGGTCTAGGTGATATCCAATGTTGAACGCTCTGCTACCTGTGAAGATGAGGCCAGTTGTTGGTGACAAGAATGTGATCACATTTGAAGCGTCAAGTGGTACGCCGTTGAACTGAATGTCATCGGTCATTCCAAAATATTGTGGGCCTACTTCGTCAGGTGTTTGTATGTTTGCAGCTGGTAGCCAACGGAAAGACATTGGGCGACCGTCGCCAGCATTCCTAGAAGTCACATACCAGAAGCACCTCCCATAAAACCAGAGGTCTTTGAAGGTGTTTGCAAGCATGAACTGACGTGGAACATTTGGATCAGGGCGCTCCATCCACGTTTCGTTGGGCACATAAATCTTTTCGTATTTTTCGCCTGTCCACTGCTTTGTGCATTGCCTGAACTCAAGGCTTCCAATGGTCGAAGCCATCAGATCATAAGAGCGTGAAACTGTAGGCAAAGTAAGCGCAAGCGTTTCTAAACTGCCACTGCTCCATGAGTAAAACGGAGGGATACCGGACGAGCCGACGCCAGCAGCAGCCTTAATAGGTGCGCTAGCGAATTCGGCTCGGATTTTGCGAGAGAAAAGACCCACGATCGGAGTCTTACACAGATTAGTTGCAAATGCAACTATCTACGGAAAGCCATTGCAGCCTTGCCAGTGTTTATTGGGCGTGACACCATCGCTGCAGCGACTACCAAAAGTCGGGCTGCTTCGATAGGCCCAGGGGAACGCTGGGAAGAGATAACCACTTGGCCGTTAGCCCTAGCAAGGACAGCCCTGTTGACATGGCTTGCTAGTAGTTCTTCGCCACGGTGCAAAACCCGATGCTCCAAAATTAGCGATCTAGTAAGGGCTGTCAATTTGAGGATTTCTGCATAGCCGAAAGTGGTGCGCCTGCGTTCTAACTTTTCGGGGGTGTGCACGTCAAGCGTTGGCGAGATGACCAGACGCAGTTTCGGGTCTGCCTCCATCGCCTTCTCAATCTGTAACCACATCTCCTTCATTGACTCAGTAGAGAACTCGACCGTTGCCACAATCGTTTGCTCCTCAGTTAGTCCACAGCGAATCCCCACATACTTGGAACTATCCACAGAACAATCCACAGCCAACACGCCACCGGCAGGGCATTCCTGCTCGGTCTTGAGTTTTTCCCAGACGCCAGGCTGTAACCATGCGTCAGCCGATGACACCCACAGATTCAGATGCGCTCGGAGGAACGCTGCACGATCAGGAGATTCTGCAGCTGCATGAAGAGCGTCAAGGGTAATGGTCTCGCCCAACGCTGGGTTTGCCCAACGCCAATAGGAATCATCATTCGGGTCAACATCGGGAAGGCTCCACTCAGCAAAATAAAGCCGTGTCTGTTTCTGTTTGTCAATCGCCCCCAGCGCCTGCTCCCGAAGACGTTGCATAGTCTTCGACCCCTCATCGCCACTGGTTGACCACGAAGAAAGCAACGGTGATTTCACAGCAATTTGTGACGGCCGTAGAGCGTCAAAATAAACTTCCTCAGTGACATTCCAAACTTCGTCAACAATAATCAAGTCATAAGTACCACCATGCAAATGAGGTGTCGCAGCACGAACCTCCCAAACACAATTGCCTATCTCGACTTTGTTGCGCCCATAAGACCAAGTCACTTTGGCGTCATAGTGCGCCTCAAGCACTGGGGCAAGTTCATTGAAGATGGCAACAGCCCTGTCAAGTTTGTTGGCCGTAGAAAGAACCCTCATAGGTTTGCCACGCATCGCTGCAAAGTCTGTAAGCCACCAGCCAATAAGCGCCGTAAGAGCAACGGACTTGCCGTTCTGACGAGCCGTAGAAACAAGAGACTCACGATGCACGAGATCACCATTGTCATCATGGGTCAACTGGCCATTCAACGCTTGACGTTGCCACCCAAACAAAGTTTTGCTAAGCACTCTTTCCGACCAGCCTGCAACCAAGTCACCATAAGAAGGGCCTTCAACAATTGGCGTTTCCAACCGTGGCTGAACACGGCCAAACTCAGGCGACTCAGACGCAGCCAAACTGAAACCACCTGAACTGGTTTGGTTTGTTCCAGATAAGAGCAAAGAAGGGGACGGGGGCTTGGTTTTTTCTTTTTTCAAAAAAGTTTCTGCTGGTTTTGGTTTTGGCGTTGTTTTGCCGTCTTGGA